AGTTGTAGATATTAACCTCGTCGTCGGTCATGTAGTGGTAGAGGCTGCGCCCGGTCATTTGGCTGTTGTTAGCTTCGCCCAGCGCAATGGTTTCCCAGTTGTCGCGGGAGTATGTAACGATGTTGCCGGGCTTCTCGCCGCCAAAGTTACGGCCAAAGATGGTAACGCCCTTTTCCACGTCCGAAAGAGCGGGGTTTTCAATGGCTGCGCCCTGGCCGGAATACTGCCCAAAGTCAGCGGCACTCAACAGGCCATTGTAGGACAGGCCCTTTTGCAGGGTTTCCGCATCGTAAATATCCCGCTCCAGGGCCGTTACTTCTGCCTGGATCGCCTCATAGGCCGCCGTCGCTTCGTCCAGAGCCGCCTGCGCTTCCTCGCGCTGCGCCTGGGTACCGTAGCGCTGCACGCCGGAGAGTACCGTGCTGGCGGTGTTCTTTGCTTTTTTGGCTTCGTCCAGCTGGGCCTCTTTCTCTGCAAGGGAGTTGCGCCCGCCCTCCAGGTCGAATGTGGAAAGTTTTGCGTTCCGCTCCTGCTGTTCCAAGAAGCTGGTATAGGCCGCCTCGTCCTCGAACTGCGCCCAGTAGTCGTACTCGGTATCCAGATCGCCGCGCACAGCAGAGAGATAATCCCCGTACTGGGTCAAAGCCTCCTGCGCGTTCTTTACCGCCTCCTCATCGAACAAAGAGGCGTTTTCGTTGAAATAGTCGCGGTAGATGCCAGCCTGATACTGATAATCACCGATGGCCGCGGCGTTCTGGTCGCGGTACTTCTTGAAGTCTGCGGCGCTCTGATAGGTTCCCTGCCGGGCGGTGTAGTCGTCGGAAAGCCGCTTGGAGAGATCAGAAACGCCGGTGAGCCAGGAATTGTAACCGTCAACGCCCTGGGTCAACATCTTTTCCGCAATGATCTTCCGCGTGCGGCTGCCGCTGCTCTGCCCGGACAGGATCTGCTGCGTTCGGCTGCTGCCGGCAGGGGTGGTACCCCCGCCGGTCGTAACCGTCTGTTCCGTGAGCGGAGCGGTCTGCTCTCGCTCTTTTTTCTTCTGCTTTAACAGCTCGCTCGTTCTGCTCATGTTATCACTCCCTATATCCGCCCAGGTTCAGGCTGTTCATGATATAACGCAGGCCCGCCTCGGTCAGGCGCTCCTCGCTGAAACGGTCGAGGTACGCCATGATCTCCTCGTCGCTCTTGCCGCTGTCGAACATCTTTCTGGCCTGGCTCCATGCCGTGTTGTAGGAGGTACCGTAGGAGCTGGTAGGCGTGCCGCCGGTCTGCTTGGGTTCTTCCTCCTCCGGCTCCGCTTCGCTCTCCCATGCCTGGCCGTAATAATACTCATAAGCTGCTTTCGTGGTATCGTTTACGACACCTTTTTCCAGCGCCGCCAGCGTCTGTGCTGCAGTCAGGGTAGGCTTTTGGGTAACAGGGGTAGAGCTGCTGTTGCCCTTGCTGGCTTTGGCTGCCTCCTGGGCCTGCTGGTTGGCGTAATACTGTTCCAGGGCTGCCAGCTCGGAGGCGGTGTAGCCGCTGGTTTCCACCAGAGCAGGGTCGAGATCGGCCACGCTGCCGTAGGCTGCCAGATAGGCATTGATGCGATCCTGCGCCTCGGCCTTGTTGGTGGCTGCGGTGCTGTCGGCGTACTCCTGGTCGTAGCGGCTGTCGTTGATCTGGTCGCGGCCTACCTGGTACTGATAATCGCGCTCGGCGTAATACTGTTCCAGGCTATCCAGATAACGGTTGTAGTCCCGGTCGGCGAGGTTCTGGGAAAGCTGGGCATTTTCCAGCAGGTCAGAGCGGTCGCCGGAGTACATCTGCCGGGCCACTTCCTCCAGCTGGCTCATGTACTCGTTGTACTGCTGCTGGGCCGCCGTGGTGGCGTAGGAGCTGGCCAGGCCGCCGGTGCGGCTGCTGATCTGGCCCAGAACGTCCTGCATACTCATTTTGCCCTGGATGCCGTAACGGTCAGCAAGAGCCTGGTACTGCTCTCCCTGCGTCCAGTCGGCGTAGTTCATACCGATAAGCTCCTGGGCCGCCTGGTCAAGCACGCTGTCCCACTGGCTACCGCCATAGACGGGCATTTCGAACTTCTGCTGCTGGTAGGGGGCATAGTACAGGTCGTACAGCTCCTGCAAAATGTCGTTGCTGCTTCTGCCGTAGTCGGTACCAATGGCCGCTACTTTCTGGTCGCGCATAGCCAGCGCGTCCAGGACAGCGCCCCAGTCGCCGGTACCGCCGGAGCTGGCCTGTTTTGCGTAGTCGCGGGCCGCGCTGATTGCGTCGGCGTGGTAGTCGGTTCCGGCGTAGGGGTCAGCCTTGTTGCCGGAGCCGGAGGAGATGGGGTTGTATTCGTTGCCGTACTGGCCGCCGGAGTAGCCGCCGCCCGCAGCCTGGGCGCGGATGCCCTCGGCAATGCTATGGGCGGTAGCCCAGTCCATGCTGCCAGCCTGGGCTGCATCGGTAACAGCCTGGATCTGCGCCTGCTGGTCGCTGGTCAGGTGTTCCTTATCGTATTGAGATACTGCCATGACAATTTACCTCCGTTATGTAGTTTCAAGTGCTGCCACACGTCCCTCCAGGTCGTCCAGCTGGGTCTGCATTTCCTCCAGCCGGGTCTGCACCTGTTCCAGGGCCGCCTGCATACTCGTTTGGGTGTTGGTAAGGCTGGTAATGTTGCCGCTCATACCGTTGACCGTGCTTTGCAGTGCGGATAGGTTGTTGCTCATGGCGGTAATCAGCACGTAGATCTCCGCGCTGGATACGCCTGCCGCGCTCACGGTCTTTGTCATATTCCGCATGGAGAATTCGATACGCTCTCCCATGTAGCGGATATAGTTTTCGATGATGGAGAGGCTGGAGCGCACGTCCTCTACGTTCAGCTTGTCCATGTTTTCAGGTAAAACAGCTGCCATTAAACATCACTCCCCACACTGAACTCCCGCAGCATAGAAAGAATGGTGCAGGGGCCTTTGCCGCGCAGCCGGATTTCAAACTTGTCGCAGCGGTTCAGGGCCACGCGCAGCGTCGCGGTGTCGTACTCCCGGCCCACTACCTTGCCGCACTCTCTCCACGTTTTCCCGTCGGTGCGCACTTCCGCGATCAGGTAACTGCCTTTCGGCAGCTCCAGGCGAAGCAACAGGCGGGAATAGGTCTTGCGGCCCTGGATGGTTTCATAAAACGGCGTGAACTGTGCCAGCCATTCAATAGCCAGGTCGTCCTGGCGGCTGTCAGCCAGCCACACAGCGCCTGCGTTATCCAGGAAGTACAGGCTTTTGCCGATCCGGGCGAAGTCAACGGCGCGGGTACCGTCCTCGCGCACCCAGATACCGGCGCGGGTTTCGTAGACAAACAGGTGGTGTTCCTCGCCCTCGGAAAGAGAGAGGTAATAGCTGTCGCCGTCGTTGCCTGCTACAGCCTGCCCAAACTCATGGTCGCCGAAGTTGCCGGAGATCAGGGAGGGGGTACCGCCGGAATAGGCGTACACGCCATGCAGCCCCATGTAGAACAGCACTTCGTTGATAACCTGGAGGCTCTTGTGGCAGCCCTTTTGCAGGCCCTCAATGTCGTAGGTGTAGAGGCTGTATTCTGCCGGGTACCCGCCCAAAATCTTGTGCAGCTTCGTTTCTTTCCAGAACAGCACGGAGGAAGTCAGCTTGCAGCAACCGGTAAAATCTCCCTCGGTACCCACAGCCAGGGCGTAGCTGTCCGTGGAAAGGCCCTCATACACGTAGAAGTTGGTGGGGTCGCCCATAGAGGAGGCGTAAATGGTCTGCGCGTCGTTGCTGCATCCCCACAGGCGGTTTTCGCTCTCGCAGATAAAGTCCATATCCGGGATCTTCCGCTCCAGCGTTACCTCTGTGCTGGCCTCCGTCGCTGCCGTGAATGTGTCTGCCGCCACGGTGATGGTGTCGGCGGTCAGGCTCTTAATGACAATATCCTTGTTGTTGGCCTCCTGGGTGGTGCAGCCGGTAATGGTGATCGCGTCCCCGGCGTTGAAGTGCAGCGTCAGATCGCCCCAGCCGGAAACTTTCATTTCCGACGTAGTGAACGTGGCTCCGCTGCCGGTCAGCTTCGCACCCAGGTCTTTAACCTCCCGGCTCGTCATATCCAGGTACACCTTGTCCGGCCAGATCACCATGCGGGTATTGACCACAGCGAACTGCTTTTCGCCCTCCGTCACCTGGCCCACGATCTCACCGTCATAAAGCAGGTTGGTACCCTCCACGGCTACCAGCTTTCCCCAGGCAGTCAGGGCCGTTGCTGCAGCATAGCCCTCCTGCTGCGCCCGCGCCCGGCGGGTGGTGATGTAGGGATAACGGCGGGCGGAGATATTCAGGCTGTCCCGCAGGTCGCCGTCCTGGAGCTGGTCAGAGTAGTTGATACCGCGCATAGCCACGATCTCGCTCTGGCTCTTGCCCACGTCGTAGGAGATTTGCGGCAGTTTCATGCTACATCACCCTCCAATTCCCGGCGCAGGTCGGCCTATGGTGTCGGCGGTACCAGGCCTGGGCTTCCGCCAGC